AATCATAAGGAGTCATCGTTTCGTTCTAAACCGATGATACTATAATATCACGTAAAAGGTGACACAGGAAGCGTTTTTTGTGTCACTTTACAATAATTGGGCAAATTTTTCTAAAATTACACGTCTTTTTCGATAAATCGTCTTGCGACTCATGTGTAACTTAGCTCCAATTTCTTCCCAAGTGTAGTAAAAAATGCTAGTCGTATTCATCCAACGCAGTTCAAAGATTTCCATTTGCTCTTTATCCAAATTCTTGAGAAAGTGCTCGACTGTTTCTTTAAACAGTTCTAAATTTTTCAATTTTACGTCTTTGTTAAATTTTACTACAATTTCTTCTGTTGGCCTTGAGACGCTATTTGTTTTACTCCCTCCTGAATTCACATCTGAATTATAGGGGAATTGCAACTCTTCGCGTCTTGTTGCGATCTCTCGGTTGATAGTCGCATAACGAAGTAGCTTATTATCTAAAGCGTTTAGCTCAGTTTCTGTGATTTTCGTATGAATCACCTCCCTAAAGAATTTTACCCGTGAATACTAATGTAATCGTGCCCGTACCATCTTTATTATCTGATAACAACGCATGACAATCCGAAACATACTCAACACCATCAATCGTAACACTTCTTTTCGATTTGTTTACGTTGATAATAGCATCACTAAAAGTCTTAATCCTCATAATATTCCCTCCGCTTGTTCCTCTAGCCAGTTAAAGAGTAATCCAAATTGTTGCCTGATTAGTTCATCATCGTTGTATTGTTTGCAAATTTCGCCAATTGATGATACTGCCCACAACCAATAGACATCTGAGCCAAAACTGACTTCTTGGCTTTTCTGATTACTGCGCGCCATCCATTCAGGGATAACTCTACTAAAGAAATCAATGTAATCAATCTTCATAGCAGCTCCTCAACTTTGATATAGATCCCGACTCTATCTGCCCAGAACTTTTCTGCTATCTCGCTTGCTACTTGTGCATCGTCTTGCCAATATCCAAGCTTCGTCATGCAATCTTTGAGTAACTTCTGCAGATTATCTGTGTCTGGCTTTGTGGTCTTATACTGGCCGTCGTAGCTTTTTTTGATACGAGGAAAACACCACTTGACTGTCAGTCGAATCGCTCCTTTGAATTTATCTGGCGGCACATGCTGCGCAAGCAAGCTCTCAAATTTCGCTCTGGCATTTTTCAAATCAGCTGGCTCATAAAAAATTGGCTTTCCAAATTGCACGTTTACTTTTTTTTGCTGGTGAGTCGTTGTTGGAATTTTTTGCATAGGTAAAAAGAATTCAATCATTTTTTTGACACCTTTCTATTTTATTTTATTTTTCGCGCTTAGTCCATGGACCTTGTATATGACAGGGTGCGTTTTAAGCAACCCTGTCTATACAGGTATGGACATGATGGACGACAGGACATTATCTATATATATAATATATAGTTGTCTGTCCCGGACACGACCACGTTTTCATGGTCTTGTCTGTCCTTTTCGAGACAAAGGCACAACCATAATTTTATGGTGCTGTCTTATTCGGACACGACCACGTTTTCATGGTCTTGTCCTTTTTCTTTTATCGAATTTGAGTTCTTGTCGAACCAGTATTTTTTAGATGAATTTAATCTTCGTGTGACTGTTTTTATAGAAATCCCTAAATACTCAGCTACATCTTCTTTTTATGGCGGGTTTCCACTATTTGCGGTTTTTCTCAATCGCTTCGTCAAACTCTATCAGTTTTTGCTTTTTGTCTTCCTTTGCGTTCTTTTTGCGAGTTTCTTTAGCTTTCATCCACCCTGGTTTATCATCGTCCAGCTTAATATCCGCAAGCACACCCGTCTCATCAAGCGCGTGTACTGGATAGCTGAACCACATATTGACTGGCTTGAACTTAGCAAATTCTCGGAGCGTGCCTTCGACGCGCCACGCAGTCGCTATCTGAATCTTGTTGCGAACCTCTTCAAGTTTGTCCGTGTACGGAGCCCGAGCTATGACGTCAGGAATACCTTTCTCGAAATGCGTCCGCATTTGCGCGGCGCTTAAGAGGTCATCCAAGCCTACATGTTGCTGGTAATAGACATTGTTTCGTTCTTGCAAGGCCCGCTTGTATACCTCGCACGCTGCCTGATTCAATCTTTGAGTAAGCAATTCTTCAGATACTTCTAGCTCGACTAAGTCGATAAGCGCATCAGGATCCCGAGCAAATACACCCGAACCACTAGCGCGGTCCATAGACTTCTTACCACCTTGCGAACCTTTCGAGTGGTGATGACAGTAGATAACACTAGAGCCTAATTCTGTGGCTACCTTGTCGAATTGGTTCGTAAAGTGCGCCATTTGGTCTGCGCTGTTCTCGTCACCAGTTAAGACCTTGTAAATCGGGTCAATGATGACTGCGATGTAATTCTTTTTCAGTGCTCTGCGGATAAGTTTAGGCGCCAGCTTATCCATTGGTACGGTCTTTCCACGGAGATTCCAGATATCAATGTTACTGATATTCTGTGGTGGCAATCCCATGGCTTGATAGACATCACGAAAGCGATGCAAGGCAGACGGACGGTCTAGTTCCAGATTGACATAGAGGACACGCCCCTGCGTACAATCCCAACCAAGCCACTTCTTACCCTCTGCGATTGCAATCGACATCTCAATCAAAGCGAATGACTTACCAGCCTTGGACGGACCAGCAATCAGCATCTTGTGGCCTTGACGCAGAACGCCTTTTATCAACTCAGGCGCCAATTCTGGCAAGTTATCCCAGCTGTCGGCCAGCCCCTCAGGGTCAGGCAGGTCATCGTTCAAATCCTCGATGTATTGATACCATTCGTCCCAATCTGTCTTACCGATGTTCGTATCTACCAAAAATTGCTTCTGACCATTTCGGATGAATCCAGGCATGCGCGATAGCCTGCTTGGATTTCTGTTTTGGGTATCGACTACGATGCCGTTTTTTTGGCAGACTTTATAAAGATAATCAACCCTATTGCGGTATTCTTCGTAGTTCTTAGCATCTACTTTGACGATGGCATGCAAGGACTTGTTTCCACTGTGGACCAAGGCTGCAATCGGCAATTCAAGTTCTTTATAGATAGCATTTTGTTTATCGATTGGCATGCTGTCCGATTCAACCAGCGCATAGCGAAAATCTGTCACGTTTTCGTTTTTGGCGCCTTTTCCATCCATGGGATTGAAACGAATCCATGCGCCAGCTTCTTCGTGATAATCGCCTAAGACTGCCCCGATATCACCATTGCATTTGCTGAGAGCTTCAATCAACTGCCCAGCAGTACGGTCGTAAGCTCCTTTAGTTGGTAGCCATTTGACAATCTCGCCTGTTTCATCATCAGCCTTTGGATAACATTCAGTCACATAGCCGACATTTTCGCTCGCTTCGAAGAGCGTCTCTAAATACTTGATGATTTCCTGTACTGGATTCCAGACAGTCGGCTCGTGGATTTCCTTGCCTTCTATCCAGTTCTTGTCAATAACCTTGTAATCTCGGTCTATGGTGTCGTTCCAGTCCAATTCATGCGCATTCTCGCTGTCATAGCTGGATTGCGACACCCAACCGCCTTCTTTGGCTAGCTGCGTGATCGTCGCCCCTGTAACGATAGTTCCTGCTTCTTCGTTAAATGTGTCCCATTTCTTAAAGCATTCAAATTTCTTATATCGGCTATCGTTTTGCGACCAGTTGTCCCAGTCTACTGCAGTGTAGCCCTCGTGTTTCAGGGCCATGCCTACTGACAACCACCCCTCGTATGAGAGGGCGGCTGGGTCAATGTAGTTAAGTAATGGCAACAGGTCGAATTTTGCTCCTTCCATTTATCTCCTTTCTTAAAACAATGTCGTCTGTGATACATGGTTGTTGATTCTATCCATGGTTTTGCAATAGTATTCTTCGTCGATTTCGAAACCGATATAATTGCGATTGGTATTAAGACAAGCGATCGCAGTAGTTCCGCTGCCCATGCAGTTATCCAACACTAACCCCCCCCTCATTGGTATATGTCTTTATCAAGTACTCAAACAATTCAACCGGCTTCTGCGTCGGGTGAAAATTATCTTTTTCGTTGTTGAAAAATAATACACTTCTAGGGAAACGATAGCCATCATTCACGGTTTCGATATTATCCTTTTGCTTTCCATAGTTGCTGCTATGCGTACTATAGGTTGCCTTGTACGGTTTTCCGTAAGTAAACTGCGGATTGTATACTGGCAATTCTTTATAGAACACAAGAATGTTCTCATGCGACTTTAACGGCATTCGATTGGCGTTCAAGTGTCCTGTTGCATTGGATTTCTCCCAAATCCATTCATAACGCAACAATTCTGGCTTGCTCGCTCCTAGCGCTTTATCAAACGGAGTTTGAGCAGTCAGTACAATCGCGCCATTGTCTTTGATAATTCGTTCATATTGTTCCCAAAGCTTATTAAATGGCAGTACACTGTCCCAGCTGTTTCGAGTCGTACCATAAGGCAAATCACACAATATCATGTCGATTGACTTGTCAGGGATTTTTTGCATACCGACTAAGCAATCTTCGTTGTAGATTGTATTTAGTTCCATACATCACCCCGGTACATATTCCTTTGGCCGTACTCCGGCAGGCATTCGCCAGCCATTTGCTGCGATACGGTCAATCATGTTTTTGGCATGTTCAAATTGCCACATCCCTACATTCTTAAAACCACGACCTTCCAGAAATCTGATTTGTTTTGGCGTAGTCAGTCCTTCTGATTGGCGTTTGTGCAATCTATCTAGTAAGAGGTTGGCTTTTCCAGCGTTGCCTATTTCGTCAGTAAAGATACCGTATTTCTCAAGTGCTTTGATTTGTTTATCGCTAGCCGGCGCCATTTCCCAGCCAAAGTTAGGCACGTAATTCGACAAATCCTCAGCGTGGATAGACATTTCAAATTGTAACGGATCCACTAGCTTACGTTTACGCTTGCGCATTTCTTCTAGTTGTTTGGCTAAAGCTTCTTCACGTTGAGCAACTACGTCTTCTGCTGCCTTGACTTCCATATCTTCCAGGTCCAACAAGACACCAGTCTCTTCTTCCATGTTCTCCACCATTTTCTGAGTAACTTCTGGCGTTTCGCAAATTAGGTGTGCAGGTCTACACAATTCATGGCGTTCGGTATGCCAGAGAAAGTCTAGCAAAAGCAGTTCTTCCTTTCCTGGATGTAATCGGGTGCCTCTCCCGACCATTTGACTGTAGAGTGCCCGTACCTTAGTAGGCCGCAGAACTACCACGCAATCTACTGATGGACAATCCCACCCCTCTGTCAATAACATCGAATTACAAAGCACGTTGTAGCGGTCATTCTCGAAGTCTTCTAAAACCTCCGCTCGGTCTTTGGACTCTCCATTAACTTCAGCAGCTCGAAAACCTTTTGTGTTTAAGATGTCGCGAAACTTCTGCGAAGTCTTTACCAATGGCAAAAACACGACTGTCTTACGATCTGCACATTGCTTGACCATTTCGTCTGCTATCTGTTCCAGGTATGGATCTAAAGCCGTTCCGACATCGCTAGCTTTAAAATCACCCGCTGACATGCTGACATTTGATAAATCTAAGCTAAGTGGAATTGTCAACGCCTTGATTTTTGATAGATACCCTTCTTTGATAGCTTGTACTAGCGAATACTCGTATGCTAAGCTGTCGAAGTAAGAGCCGAGGTTCTTCATATCTCCACGGTCTGGGGTTGCTGTAACGCCCAAGACATCTGACTGCTCAAAATACCCAAGCACACGTTGGTAGCCGTCTGAGATAGCGTGATGGGCTTCATCAACTACAATCGTATTGAACCAATTAGGAGGGAATTGACTAAGTCGCTTTTCTCTCTGCATAGTTTGGACAGACCCGACCACAACCCGATACCAGGAGCCAATAGAAGTATTTTCGGCTTTTTCTAAGGCGGTGCCTAAGCCGGTAGCTGTCTTGAGTTTATCGCTGGCTTGTTCCAGTAGTTCGGACCTGTGAGCAAGGACAAGCACTCGCTTGCCCTCTTTCACTTGGTCTTCTATGATTTTGGAAAATACAATTGTCTTTCCGCATCCCGTTGGTAATACTAAGAGCGTGCGCTTGCGACCTTGAGCCCATTCAGCTTGTACAGCCTCCCGCGCTTCCTGTTGATAAGGTCTTAATTGCATCCCTTACCTCCTAAAATTGCCCAGCTTGGTATCCAGCTTGTCCTTGTGCTTGTGATTGTTGTGCAAAATTCTGCTGCTGCGGTTGTTGGTAGTTTGGTTGTGGAGTTTGTCCTGGCTGTTGGTTCAATACTTTTGTATAATCAACATCTTCAGGGTAGAGCATAGTTTTCACTTCGTTGTAATTGTTGCCATTGTATTGACGTGTTCCAACCTTACATACACCAGTCGTACCAATAATAGTATTCCAGTTCATGCGTAGTGGCTCACCTTTTTTCTTTTGACCAATAGCTGCAAAGAATGCCGATAGCATGCCTTCGGTTGAGCTGTGCAAGAATAAATTATGACGCAATTCCGTTTCGCCTTCATTTGCGACAATTTTGATGCTGATAGTAGCTTTATTACATGCAGGTAATTTACCCGGATTTTGCGGATTTGGTGTGTGACGGCCGCGTTCTAAACTTTTTACTGTAAAGTAGTAAAATCCATCAGGCAAGAGGACAAATTCCGAATCTTTCTCGATAGTATCTTCCCAGCCAAGCTCGTGATCAAAGTTGTTGTATTGTTGTGTCATTGTATTTTCTCCTTTTTATTTTTTATGCTAAAATTGTGATTTTGTCGTCGCCTGCGAGTTCTTTTGTCAAGTAACTTGCAATGTTGTTGATAGCTTCCAGCTGCCATTTACCGCCGTCTGCTTCAAACAGTGCCAAGTCTGCCAGTTTGTTGATCCGAAAGATAAATTGACTGGCAGGCTGTTCTACTTCGTTGAAGGTTCGATATGGACGCAGAGTCACTGGATTTGGTGTTTTAGCTTGTGCTAAACTTGCCACACCGTCACGAACAGTCGCCATCTGACTCACGCCGTTGTCTTGGACTTCCGCACCCTTTTCGATTTTCAGATGGCTGGCAAAGTCCAGTACGATGCCACGGTCTGCGTCATCAATGAACATGGATTGCAGCATGATGTTAAATTCTTCCTGATCGTGCCAGTTATTAAACGGAATACGAGGTATGGCAGCTTGCACGCTTACCAAATTAGGGCGGTCGCCTTCCTTTGGATTAACTTGATCATATACAGATACTTTCTGCGGGCTTTCGACAACTATAATAATTCGTTTTTGATTGATGATGTCATTATTTGATTTTAGATAATTCACAAGGCTACGCAGAGTGTGCAGTTTTAAAATTTCCGGATATTTAACAGGGTTCAGCTCGCGCAGATTGTGTCGGTTGCCGTCGTAGAATTCCTTTCCTGTTTCGGATTTGATGATTTTGTTTTCGTGGTCTGCCAGTTCAACTGCATAGGATAATGCGTCTTTGATGTTTTCTGTCATGTTTAGTTACCTGCTTTCTTTTGATTGTAGTCAATAATTTTAGAATTTTCCTGTTGTTCCACTTTTTCGATAAGTTCCCCTGTATCGGTCCGCATATCGCCGTTGTCGTCAAAGTATGTCTGACCCGGCACGCCACTCTTAAGCTCATTAGCGTGGATTTTACCAGTATCATCGCGACCAACAATAACAGTTGTTGCAACACCTTTTTGTGGCGCTAAAGTAGATTTGACTTCCATGCCTGTCTTAACAACAGCACGCTCATCGTCTGTTGACATCGTCAATATGATCGTAATCTTACGGGTTGCTTTAGCTTCCGTGTTGAGATCCAGAATATTCTCAAGGACTTTTTCGAGTTCTTTGTCAACTTTTTCTTGTAAGGCTGTATTTGCGATTTTTGACAAATCAATTTTAACAGGCTTTAAAGTTAAATCTGTTCCATTCAATTTAAAAATAAGAAATTCTGTAATTGAAGATATTTCTGAAGGTACA